GAAGTTTTTTTGAGAATTTGGGTAACTTAATGCCGGCAGACTTCAGAAGCCAATTGGGTGAGTTTGTCGAATCGCTCCCAGAAGATGATATGCTTCCGGTTAATCCATCCTTGTGTGCAACAGAAGAACAAATAGAACAATTTTGCGAATTGCGATCAGAAATATTGGGTGGTAGAGCAACAGAAGAGCAGATCGCGAAACTCTGTGAACGACCTGTTGACGACTTAGAGGACTTAGTTAATGCTTTACAAAATCCGACTGTTGACTTACCACCTTTATTTTCTGAACCTGGGTGTGATGACGGCTTAATTCCTTATGAGGCCGAAGAGGCTGCAGCAACCGCCACCACCGCTATGAATGGAATGCTAGAACAATTAAAAGTTGATTTTGCAACCGATATGCTTGGGAACGGGCCCGGAGAAGGTAAATGGGGGCTCGTTAACATGATTCTCTCTGATACTATGGGCAATCCCTACACTGCGCATGCGCGGAAGGTATCTAATAATCCGTTTTATGTTGATTTTTATACCGAGGGCGGGCTCGATCTTGAGAAGTCGGACGCGACCTTCGGAGATATTTTCAGCGCTCTGGGATCAATAAATCCACCTACTTTTTTACAAAGGGGCGCCTTTCCATATAAAGTGGCTGATTGGCTAGAAGATTATATGCAGACAGAAATGATTGCGGAATTCAAATCGTCTAATGACTTACAAGAGGATGTTAAATACAGCAAATCACTAAAAGATGCCGGCGTTACGACTTTTGGAGGAGGTGTTAATTTATTGAAAATGCCAGATTTGGGATACAACGTGGAATTTCGTGTTGACGCCGAAAATGAGAATTTAATTTTTCTAGAAAAAGCCAGAAAAGCCACCGCTGATATGACATTAAGTTTTCGAGATAATTGTAAAGGTCTTTGGGATGAAGATGAAGTTGATAGTATGTTTTATTATGGATTTGATTTAGAATTTTATTTGTCTGATTTGGTATCTGATTCGTCAGGGGAACATAATCGAGCAGATGACAATGTTAGAATTAAAATTTATGATGTAGTAAATACCGCCGCAAAAATAGATACTAGATTGGCCGCCGGCATTCCCGATCTTTGGAAACTAACTCACCCCCTCCGTTGGCTCGTTGCACATATGTTACTTAAACCGGAAAACGACGACGTTAACAAGAGCGAAGTTAGAAGATTTGAATTTGTCGCTAGCGATTCTACTTTGGAAGAAATAGATTTAGACACTTACCCGGAATTCCTTTCCACATTTACCACTAAACAAACTTACCTTCCGCAAGTTGTTTTACTAAGTGAAATGATTGGTGGTCGAACCATAAGAAAAAGCGACATCAAAAGCAGCTATGATGAAATAATGTCTTCTATAACGCAAAATTTCATAGATTTGGTTGCCAACAATGAAGACGCGTTTTTATATGGCGCCACATATGATGACCTATCTTTTGATGATGTTGAATATGTGATTGAAGAAGCAATAGGAGATTATGAAGCTGGTACCAGTTACTATGAAGTGGAATTTGAGGACGACGAAGGCACTACGCGTACAATTAGAAATGATGATCAGATTATGGGCATCAGTAGGATGCAATTTGAAAATCCCGATAACAATCGAGTAATCTATCTTGATCCTAATACCTTTGGTGGTTCATATATGAATCCCCCGCTTTATATCAAGCCACTAGAAAACAAAGGATGGCTTGGGTTTATAGATGTGATGTTTCCGGATTTAAGCCCCTGCAAGCCATATAGTACTGATTTGATTGATTTTGAAGAGATTCAGCAAAAGGTAGAGAATTCGTACCCCACTATTCCAGAAGACGAACGTCTGAAATCAGATCCGGATTGTGTCGTGGAGACGCCTTATGCGAGAATTTTGGGAAGAGCTGCAAAGTCAGGATTAGAAAGCATTATCACCGGCGCCATTAAAGTTTATGTGAGTACCTTTTTTATTAAATCCATGGCAACATTTACTAAGTTTTATCCAAAATTTCCAGACACATTCAGTAATATTTACGCGGCCTATCTCGTAGAAGAGATGGAAGCATCTCTTAAAGATGCGCAAAAGGCAGTATGGGAGGCATTTAACCCGTTCAAGGATAGCGAATTCTGGTATGCATTTTTGGAACAATCTGTCCAGCTTTATTCTCGACGTGTAGACAGTGGGGATATAAGCGATCCGCCCCCGGCGGTCGTACAAGCACTAGTGCGGCTTAATGACGCGCAGGAACGGTATCACTATCCATATAAGAAAGACTTGAAACAATCGATTGATTTAGGAGATATCGCCGCCGCGGCCGCCCTCGGACCGGCAGCTGCAGCAGCAACATTTGCCGCCGGATTTAAGACCTTGAAAGAATATCGCCAGCAAAAGAATCTTGAAGCCATCCAAGCAACAGAGGAAGATGCCAAAATAGTTTTGAAAGAGCTTGTTATTGAGCAGCTAAACATTATGGGCGAGAAGTTCATAGAAAATCTTAAAATCGTAGGCATGACGCCAACTGTGTATGATTTGGATTATTATCTTCTACAATATTTGTCACAAGGTGGTGAGAGTTTGACACTCGATCAAGAGATTAAAGAAGAATACGCAGATTTCCCCACCGAAGGCGATGGATATTATACAAACGGAAGCGAATTCGCAAACGCAGACGGCACAGAATATGTGGGATACTATCATGTCGAGACAGAAGATGGCAACCCCATATATGTAACTGGCGAATATGAAGGCGACAGTGTCGAGGGCGAGACGCTAACCCCAATGGCTAAAAAGATTATTGTTCCGATTGGGGACATTACAGAATACGGAAGTGTAGATGTTGACACCGACGACACAAGCAAGCCGTTTGTTATTGAAAAATATATTAGCGTCAACGGATCGCCCTCGGCGCCGTCTAGTGCTGTAAGCACTTTAACGGGCGATTCGGATCCAAGTCAAAATATTTCTGACGTTTACCCCGGCACTTTAGAAATGGTAACAAACAATAACGGCAGAGTTGTTGGTCTTGATGGAGAATTGGGCGTAAGACACGGATTGAGATTTTCTGTTATAATTAATGGCGCGCAATATACAATAACAGAAGTTGAAGTGGATGCTCTAGATCGCCCATTGGCGCAAATAGATCCACTTGAAGGTGATAGTAAGTTGCTGTTGTGTTTGATAAATAAACTTAAAGAAGACGACAAGTTTAAATTAATTGCGCAATATATCTTTCCGCTAAAGAAAATTACAGCCACGTTAGCCATTTATAATGGACTGGCGTTTTTGCCTTCCATTGGTGAGAAGATGGTTAAAGATAACGAAACCATTGGTCCGTATTCGTATCAAATTGATCCGGATGACGGCCCCGTTGCCGGCGACCAGAACACAATTTACACGAAGCCTGGTGTGGCTTTAACCTTTGGAGAGGAAGATTCCACTTACGAGGGTCAGGCTGCTATTTATCCGCCAAATCCCTCCGGACCAAATACCTCTGAAGATGAAGAGGGCCCGGATGGCGAAACACTTTCACAACCAGACGGTGGCGGCTGGGCAAGCAAATTGGATCGCGATCCCGGCATTTTTGGCGGCATAGGGGTATTAGAATGGGATAATTGGGATCAATCCTTGTTGAGAAATTCTAAAAGCAGAATCAAAAAGATTTTTAAGAGCTATTACAATTCTAGAGATTTTGATCCTAGCAACGCCGGCGATTCGTCAGATAGCGGTGGCACGGTGATAACTAATGAATTTAAGTCAAGATTCAAAGTGAAGCCAGGACAAAACCTCCTTCCGTTCTGGAAAAGAAGAATGCTTCGCACAAATCCATTTAATGCAGATGGAGAAATGTGTGAAAAGAAAGATTAAGTGATAATTACAGAGAGGTAGAAAAATTATGGCGTCTTTTGGAGTTGCTCTCCCACTGCAGACAGATTTAGCTGACGGCTTTACAATGGTTAAGAATCTTAACACCCTGGTCAAGCAAAATTTAAAAATGCTCATATTAACGATTCCGGGCGAACGCGTTATGGAACCAAATTTTGGCGTTGGTCTTTCCAGATATCTTTTTGAGAATTTCGGACAGAATACAATGTCGCAGATAAGTAGCAAAATTAGAGAACAAGCAGGGATTTATTTGCCGGCAGTTGAAATTCGTAACATTACGTTTGGCACTACTGACCCGGATAGTAACTATTTGGGCATTGCAATAGAATATTCTATTCCAAGCATAGGAATAGCAGATTTATTAGAATTAACTACTTAAAAATGAGGATTTTTTAATGTCAAGCGATCAGAATAAAATAGTACCAATCGATTACACTCATCGTGAGTTCAGCACAATTCGCGAGGATTTGATGGAATTAGCTGAAAGGTTGTATCCCGATTCCTTTAGAGACTGGAGCGAAGCGTCTTTTGGCGCTTTGATGATTGACGCGGTCGCATACGTGGGTGATCAGTTATCGTTTTATTTAGATTACAATGTTAATGAAACTTTTATGGATACGGCGTATCAATACAATAATATTGTGCGTCACGGTAGAATTCTTGGATATAAAAACGAGGGAGTAGCATCCACGTATGGTACTGTCAGTTTATATGTGTTAGTGCCCGCCTCCAGTACTGCTTTGGGCCCGGACTCAAATTATATTCCGCTTGTTGCGAGAGGTACACGCTTTACATCGCAGACTGGCTTAAACTTTGTTTTGACAGAAAATGTTGATTTTTCCGATTCTAGCAACCTTACTGTTGTGGCAGCTGTTGATTCTTCGACTGGCGCGCCCTCATATTATGCGGTTAAGGCAACCGGAACTGTGGTTTCTGGATATTTTTCTGAAGAAACGGTGTCTATTGGATCTTATGAAAGATTTTTGAACGTAACGCTTTCAGCAAACAACATAGCAGAGATAATATCGGTTTTCGACTCCCAAGGAAATGAATACTTTGAAGTGGATTATTTAGCCCAAGACATGGTTTTGAAGGAAATCGCCAACACTAACTATAAAAGCGACAACGTTCCATCTGTCATAAAGCCCTATTTGGTATCTAGAAAATTTGTTGTCGAGAGAGATGCAACACGAACTTACTTGCAGTTTGGTAGCGGGAAAGAAGGCGAATCAGATGTGGTTGCAGATCCACAATCAGTAGCCATAGACACTTATGGGAAATCCTATATAACAGATACAACGTTTGATCCCACAAGACTATCAAAAAGTGAAAGCTTGGGTGTTGTGCCTTCAAACACAACATTGACGATTACTTATAGATTAACAAATGGTGCGAATTCAAATGTTGCAACAGCCGGATTGAATACGGTTTCGGAAGCGTCGATGAACTTTAGTGATGCAGCTAGTTTGGTTGAATCGACAATGCAAGATGTTGTTAATTCTTTGGAGGTGACCAATGAAGAACCAATCATTGGGGATATCACCATACCAGGGTCAGACGAACTTAAAAGAATGATTTTTGATACGTTCCCTACGCAAAATAGAGCAGTAACACAGGCAGATTATGAAAGTATCACATATAGAATGCCTAAAAAGTTTGGCTCCTTGAAGCGGTGTTCCATGCAAAAAGATCCAAATTCGCAAAAAAGAAATTTGAATCTATATGTTGTTTCAGAAGACAACTCGGGCAAACTAACAGCAACAAACAGCACCATTAAGGACAATTTAAAAACTTGGCTAAACCAGTATAGAATGCTTAATGATACAGTAGATATCTTAGATGCTTATATATTGAATTTTGGTATAGATTTCATTATAAAAGCGGCGACTAATGCGGACAAATACACTTTGTTAGACGACGCTATCGCAGCATTAGCTACTTTATATGAAACCGCTCTTTACATTGGAGAACCATTTTATATTAGCGATATCTATTCAACGTTGAAAAATGTGACGGGGGTTTTAGATGTCACAAAAGTAACAGTATCGTCTAAAACTGGAGCAAATTATTCAAGCGCAAATATAGTCATTAACGACAATTTATCCCCCGATGGAAGTTATGTGATTGTGCCGGCCAACGCGTTGGTGGAAATTAGATATCCGACAACGGATATCAGAGGAAAAGTTATTTAATGGCCATTAAAAGATATACAGCATCGGCTGACAACACTATAGTTAATGCCTACGAGCCAAACTTGAGGACTCGTGGTACCGGAGCA